GAACAGGCTTAATCATGGCAACGCACGACTACATCATCAGCAATGCCTCTGGCGCGGCTGTCCGTGCTGACCTGAACAACGCCCTGGCGGCAATCGCCACCAACAACAGCTCCGCCACGGAGCCAACCACAACCTACGCCTATCAGTGGTGGGCAGATACGGGCAGCTCGCCCACGGTGATGAAGCTGCGTAATGCGGCAAACAGCGGCTGGATCACCCTGTTCCAACTGGATGGTGAGTGGACGGTTGTTCCGTTTGAGAACGGTACGGCTGCTGCCCCATCGATCTATTTCAAGGATAGCGGGACCGATACAGGTCTATTCAGCGGCGGCACTGATCAGGTCAATATTTCAACTGGCGGCACTGAGCGGGTTGAGTGGGGCACCAGTGAAGTGGTATTTAACGATGTTGGAAACAACTACGACTTCCGCGTAGAGGGTGATACAAACGCAAACCTATTTTTTGTTGATGCGTCGGCAGATCGTATAGGGATTGGCACAGCGAGCCCTAGCGTTGAACTTGACGTTCGCGGCGAAATCAAAGCTGGAAATGGGACCGTGGTTCCGATTGTTAGCTATAGCTCTACGAACACAATCTTTGGCTCCAGCAGTGGTCACCCGCTTGCTTTTGTAACTTCAAATACTGAAAGAGCGCGGCTGGATACATCGGGTCGCCTCCTAGTGGGCACGTCTTCGAGCATTGAGAGCACTTCAAAACTGCAAGTCAAAGATGGTTCGCTAAATATCTACCACGCAAGTGCTGCTGCAGGTGCTGGCTATGCCATCTTTTTCACTACCGATGGCAGCTCATCTGCTTTAGCTCAAGCAAAAATTGAAGGCTTGCAGGAAACAGCTAACACAAGTGGTGGGCGTCTTGTTTTTTCCACATCTGCGTCGGGGTCGGGTTCTCCGACGGAGCGGATGAGGATTGCAAATGATGGGTCAATCACGTCAACCATTGCCGCCACTAATACTGCCAACAGTGTTTTTAACGCTACAAGCACTTCGTACATATCTACTCAAATAAGCATCAATAACTACACGGCAGCAGGCACGGGATTTAATTTTCTCCAATGCTGGTCGGGGAACTTTAGTTCTGAAAGATTAAAAATTATTGGCAACGGCAACGTCCAAAACGCAAACGGCAGTTACACGACTCTTTCTGACGCCAAATTAAAAGAAAACATTGTTGATGCCAGTTCCCAATGGGATGATCTAAAAGCAATTCAAATCCGCAACTGGAACTTCAAAGAAGAGACTGGACACGAAACTCACCGTCAGATCGGTCCCATTGCTCAAGAGTTGGAGATCGTTTGCCCTGGATTGGTATTTGAAACTCCAGACCGCGATGAAGATGGCAACGAGACCGGCGAAGTTACTAAAGGAGTCAACCAGTCCGTGCTCTACATGAAGGCAGTCAAGGCGCTGCAGGAAGCAATGGAGCGCATCGAAACCCTAGAAGCCAAAGTCGCCGCCCTGGAAAGCGCGTAGTCCCCTTCACTAATACACAGCAGGAGAAACCATGGCTGACCGCAAAATCACAGACCTCGCGGAACTTACCTCACCAGTAGCCGCTGACCTGCTGCCCATCGTTGTCGCCGCAGAACCCACTGCCGCTAACAAAAACAAAAAGATCCAATACGGCACCTTCCTCCGCAACATACCTAGCGGCACGGTTGGCGCACCCAGCATTGCCTGGACTGCTGACACTGGCGTCACGGGCTTTTATCGCTCAGCCGCCAACGAGATTGCCTTCACCACCAACAGCACCTTCCAAGGCAAGTTCACCACACAGGGCTTGCAGCTCGGCACTGGCACCGCTGCTGCTCAACTGCATCTCTTCAGCGCCGACACGACCGATCAGGTCATCATTGAAAACACCGATGCAGGCTTAGACACGGCACCTGATGTTGTCCTGTATCGCAACAGCGCCAGCCCTGCCAATAACGACAACCTCGGCAACCTGGAGTTTCGCGGTAAGGACAGTGCCGGCAACGATCAGACCTACGCCCAGATCCTGTCCACGATCTCAACGGTCACCAACACGTCTGAGGTCGGCATCCTTGATCTGATGACTGCCGATGCGGGCGCCAGTGCCATGCGTTTGCGGCTGAAGGGTTCCAACGTCGGCATCAGCGAAAGCAACCCGATCTACCCGCTGCACGTCAGCAACACGGTTTCCAGCACCACGCTGCAACTGCAATGCACGGTGAACGATGCCAGCAGTGGCGCTGATATCACCATGTATCGCCGGCGTGGGGCTACCACTGTCGGTCAGAACAATGACCTGCTGAGCACCATCTACTGGCGCGGTCATAACAACAATGCCACCACTGAGCAGGTGGATTATGCCGCCATAGAAGGCATTATCATTGACGTTACGAACAACGCCGAATACGGGCAGCTCGCCTTCAAGGTTCAGAACGCTGGCACCCTCAGCACCAGGCTCACCCTGCAGGCTGGCACGCTGACGCTGGCTGATGCGGTGAACATCGCTGTCAACACCACGACCGGCACCAAGATCGGCACCGCCACCACACAGAAAATTGGCTTCTACAACGCCACGCCAGTGGTGCAGCCTGCTGCTATCCCTGACCTAACGGTTACTGCCACTACCGGCACACTGCCCACGGCGAATGGATCGGTCACGATTGCAAACGCAGCTACCCCAACTGTTGTGGAGTTGCTTGAATACTGCACGGAGCTGGAAGCCAAATTAGAGGCTGCCCTGGCTCGCCTCCGTTCACTCGGTCTCATCGCCACGTAAACACTGATGCCCTGCACTAAGGAACAACTGGTTTTAGCCGTCAACAGTTACGCCGCCGCCCGCGTCAGCAATGATGCAACGCTGATTCAGGTGGCTGCTCAAATCCTGAGCGGTGTTGTTGACACCCTGGAATTTGCGGAGCCTGAGGCTGAGGAAGATGGCGGTCAAGAGTAAGACAGGAACTGCACGGATCGAGCATCAGCCTGGTCCGCCTAAAACCACGCGCCAGGGATATGGTCAACAGTCACGCCCCAGGCGCCGCGGCCGCAAGCCACTCAGGGGGCAGGGGCGCTGATATGGATCCCGACACACGCGAAAACTGGCGCAAGATACGCGACCACCTCGAAGCAGTCGGGAAGACAAATAACCACTACTACCGCCGCGCGGTGGCAATCCTGCAGGGCAGGCCGGACCCGTTCGATCGCTATTCTGGATTTGAGCCAGGTGCTGCCGGTGAGCGACGAAACTAGGAGCGTGAGTGAGGTGCTCACCCAGTCGCTGCCGGCTGCCCTGGCTGCTGGGATGGTGGCTATCGGCGGCCTGCTGATTTCGATGCAGGTTCAGTCCGCACGGATCGAAGCCACAATCGTGCAGATGGCCAAGTCTTTGGATGAGCTTAAGGTCGACGCCCGCGCGCAGCTCACCGAACTCGACCAGCGTGTGCGCGCCCTTGAGATGCGCCCATAATCGGGAAGCCAGACGCTATTGCTATGTCTGCTGAAACCGTTGCGATCATCGCGATCATCGTTGCCGCTGGCAGCGAGATCATCGGCATGTCGAGCCTTAAATCAAATAGCTGGATCCAGCTGCTGCTCCAGGCGCTGAAGATCATGTTCCCGAAGCGTCGCTGACCACATGGCCAACACGGCACCGATCACGCTGCAGGCTCTGTTTCGGTATTACAAAGGCCTCCCGCATCAGGCCGCGGCGATCAGCTTGCTAGAGCAGGACCTGGCCGCCAATGGATACCAGAGTGCGATGCGGCGTGATCGGCCGTGGTTCGAGGCCTGGAGCCAGGATGGCAAGCAACTGGACCTCAGTGCTGGCATCAACCTGATCAAGCAGTTCGAGGGCGTTCATCTCTCGGCCTACCCTGATCCGCTGAGTGGTGGCGACCCATGGACCATCGGCTATGGCACCACCCGCTATAGCGGCGGCGTGCCGGTGAAGCGCGGCGACAAGATCAACATGATCGAGGCCGACATGCTGCTGCGCCTTGAGGTCGATCGGATTGCGGACAAGCTGGGCAGGACCATTCCGTACTGGAAGCTGATGGATGACAACCAGCGGTCAGCGCTGGTGAGCTTTGCCTACAACCTGGGCGAAGATTTCTACGGTGCGACCGGCTTCGAGACCATCAGCAAGGCGCTCCGCGATCAGGCCTGGGACCAGGTGCCCAAGGCTATGGAGCTGTACCGGAACCCTGGCAGCAACGTGGAGGCCGGCCTGCTGCGGCGGCGACTGGCCGAAGGCGAACTGTGGGGTGATCATCGGCCGAAAGCTGAACCGATGCCAGCCAAACTGACGCCCGACTCATCGTTCAGTGCTCGGATCACGCCGCACATCCGACTGGGCGAGTTCGCGCTGGATCAGGAGGCCAGGCGCTTTCGGCATCAGTATCAGGTAAATACCGCTGCAGAGCTGGCAGCGTTCCTAGAGCGCGTGCGCCAGCAGTTCGCTGGCAAGGGCATCATCATCACCTCCGGCTATAGGCCGGCTGCGATCAACGCCTCAGTCGGTGGCGCCACCAATAGCGAGCACCTCTACTCCGCTCCTGGCGTCGGTGCTGTCGACTTCGTGATCGATGGGGTTGATATGAAAGCTGTCGAGAAGTGGTGCGATGAGAACTGGCCGCATAGCCTCGGCTACGCTGCTCCAGCCTTCATCCACCTCGGCCGCCGTGCTGATGGCCAACGGCGTCGCTGGAATTACACCTGATGTTGCTTCCTGATCATGAGATCGCCCGCCTGTGCAAGCAGGAGGCGATGGTGACGCCGTACAACGATGACAACCTCAACCCCGCCAGCCTGGATGTCACCCTGGGCGATCGGATCATGATCGAGGTGGCCGGGCACCCTGAGCTGCAGATCCTGGGCATCACTGGCCATACCGAGGAGGATCCGTTCTGGATCCAGCCGGGGGAGTGGTTCTTGGCGGAAACCAGGGAGATCTTCAATCTGCCCGACCACATAGGTGCGCAGTTTGTTCTTAAGTCGAGTCGCGCTCGCGAAGGCTGGGATCATGCCGAAGCCGGCTGGTGTGATCCGGGGTGGTATGGCTCCAGGCTGACCATGGAGCTGAAGAACAGCCGCCGGATGCACCCGCTACCGATCTGGCCTGGCCTAAAGATCGGGCAGATGAAGTTCCTGCTGGTCAGTGGCCGCCCGGATCGCAGCTACGCCCAGACCGGAAGATATAACGCAGATTTGGGCGTGACCGCCAGCAAGGGCTAGCGTCAATCGGGAGACGCCCAGACCTCAGCGGGACGGCTGGGGTCTTTTCATTGGATGCACCAATGGCGCCATCCGTAGCCGATGGATCATGCCAGGCGCCTCGGCCGGATCATCCATCGGGATCATCGTGTAATCATCGCAGCCATGCTGCTCGGCGAAGGTGGTCGCCGCGATGTGCGTATCGAACGGTCCGACGTGCCAGGGACCGATTCGGAGGATGTAGGTCATGGGCAGAAGGATAGGGGCGCTGGAGCGCCCCGGTGGGGTCAGCGCCCGAGGCACCGATTGGCAGGCTGCTCAGAAACCCAACCGCCTTCTTCGCCAGGGTTGGGCACTGCTGCTGTAGGCAGCTGACGAACCCACACCATGCCTGGCTGGGGCTCACGGTGGCCTTCAATCACCTCCGCCCACATCACGGCGCCTGGAAACCAGCTGGCCATGTGAGGCATGTCCACCCAGACCTTTTGGCCGACGGTGAGAATCTCGCCGATCTGATCGAGGAGTTGAAGCATGGCGTCCTCCGCCTGAACTGAAGTAACTGTACCCCGCCGACGGGGCACACTCCCCCGCATACGGGGCACCTTTACAAACCGTCACACTGCCTGCTCGGGTTGCGCTCGCTACCGTTTAGCAAGCCGGGGCTATCGCCCATGCGGGCGTACATCGTGGAGATCACCGCCAAGGTGCTGGTGCGCTCCGAAACCGATCCCGACGAGCTGCCGGCTGATATTTACTCCCAGATCGCAGAGTTCGTCCATAGCGAGGACGATCTGCTGGAGCTGGGCATCGAGCTGTTCACCCTCCCCGTGGACCTCTGTGGATCAACACCGGATTGAGGAGACACGGCTGATCACCCGGCGATCCGCCCGTGATCAGATCCACCTGGCGTGGAACTGGTGCTGTGCATACTGTCGCGAGCCACTAGGGCGCTCGCCAACGCTGGATCACGTCATCCCTAAAGCGCATGGCGGCCTCACCGTACGAGAGAACCTGGTGAGCTGCTGCTTCATGTGCAACAGCCAGAAAGGTCACAAACCATGGGTCGACTGGTATCGCGCCCAACCCTTCTGGTCTGCACTCAGCGAGTGGGCGATCGCAACCTGGCTACATGGTGAGCAGGATTGTGACCACCAGGATGCCGCCTAGCCAGGTCAATCCAAACACCACCACGGGAGGGATATTCATCGCGCCAGCAGTTGATCGAGGTAGATCTCAGCCTGGAAGTGATCCGAGCTATAGCGGCAGATGCCACCGACGCAGCTCCGGTAGTAGATCTCCATCCCTTCGCGGAACAACGTCTCGACATAGCCGCCATCACGCTCTGCGCGAGCGATCACTTCAACTTCAGCCATTGCGCTCCTCGCGATGAATCCAAATCTTCAGGCCAGCTACATAGTCACGCAACACCTGCGCCTGCTGCAGGTGCCAGTCCTCGCCAGAGTCGAACCAGAGCCGGTTATGGCGATCGATAGCCTGCAATGACTGGTGGATCATCACATTCCAGGGCTCTCTGATTGGCGTGTTGAACTCACGCTTGGACACGGCGACCGGGCGGCCTTTATCAGTCTGGCGCTGGCAATGCCCGATGGAACATCTCGCAGCTGGCGCCGTATCGCCCGCCACTGCGCTTCGATTCCGGGATCATCAATTCACACCGATGCTTGTCCATATCCCACTGCAGGCAGTCCCAGCACATCACTCCGGCCTCTCGTGGCCTGATGCTGGCTAGCGCCGCCTGGAAGACCGTCTCGGCGCGAAGCATCGCTTCCTGCAACTGGATGGTGCCAGTGTCGACATCCAACTGATGCTCAGGCTTCGGTCCGAGCGTGATCTGTGCGTGCCAAGTCCGATCAGCGCGATCGCATACCAACAGCAACCGACCGGACTTGAGACGGATCATTCATCTTCGCCATAACTCGGCTGGTGATACAACCGCTCCAGCTGCATTGTGATCGGCTCGCCTTCCACAATGTCCACCGGATCGGTCATATCCTTTGCGACGAATACCAGCCGCGATCCGTGCGGCTTGATCACCAGCAGGCCGATCCGCGGCGATTTAGCGAGCAGTCGCAGGGCGATCCGCTCTAGCCAGGTCAGCTGCAGGTGTTCGAGCATGACTCCATCTTGGCGATCAATCGATTCAGATACCACTCCGCCTTGCGGGCGTCCTCCAGGGCATTGCCCTTGAGCCACATGCGGATCATGTACTTCAGCGCCTGCCCCTGTAGGTATGCAGGAACCATATGCGGCGCATCGGTGATCACCGATTCGATGAAGTCGATCGCCTCGACGGTGCCGGCTTGATAGTGCGGGGGATGGTTGACCAGATCAGACACGGGATGGTGCTCCTCGTTTTGGTTGGCGTTCAAGGTCGGCGGCCATTTCTGCAGCAGCTCGCAGCATGGTGCTGAGAGGGATGCCACTGATGGATCGCTCGGCCATCCAACGAATAGCCAGGCGATAGCCGTGGCTGGCGTTGCCGTTGCCGATCTGCCGCGCCATTGCTACTTCTTCGTCCGTAACTCGGATGTTCAGCGTCCGATTTCGCACGCGCTTGGCTATCGCCACTTATCCCCCAGCAGCACCTGGCGGCAGACCTCGATGGCCTGCTGCGCCTGCTTCTCGGTCATCACCGACTCGGTTTCATCCATGGCCTTGATCACACGGGCGAACAGGTCGGGGTAGTAGGTATCCCGGAAGTTGGCGCCGATGTCCAGGCAGAACTCCTGCCACAGGCCGGTGTAGGTGCCGCAGGTGCGGCCGCTGGCGGCATAGAGCGCGTCCATCATGTCGGCGCGCTGCTGGTCGAGCTGAACGCGGTTCATTGGTGTGGGTGCATGGCTTGGCGGATCGTAAGCAGTTCTTCCCGGCGTGCCGAGATGTGCGGGTGACTGGGCAGCCCAGCCAGCTGGTCGAGCCGTGCATCGATCAGCGCGCATAGCCTCAGCCGCTCTTCACACTGGCCGGCGTGGAACATGCCCGAATCGCTGATGAGCGCTTCGAGTTTGGCGCGGATGTGGTCAGTCATTGGAACCCTCCAGCTCGGCGGCGATGGCGAGGAGGTCATTACGCATCTCAGCCCGTTCTTCCCTGAGCACTCGTTCGCAGCAACTACCGGGAGAAAAGTCGAGTTCATCGATCAGACGGATTGGCACCACCTGATCCGCAGCAGCACGCAGGGCGGCAACGGCATTGGCACGAGCCCAGTACCGCTCTGGACCCGTTGAGTTTTCTGTGTGCAGGGCATCCAGCACTGCCTGCGCGGCGGGGCTCAGTGGGGTAGTGTCAGTCATTGAGTAGACCTCCATCAACGAGAGCATCACACCATTCCTTGAATGGTGCTTCGATCTGAGCCATGGTTTTATTGTCCACGGCGCTTGGATCGCGGATCATGGCAATGGCAAGGCCAAGAGCATCACCGAGGCGATTCTCAAGGCTGTTTAGTGGCACAAATTTGAAGTCAGTCATTGATTTGCTTGGTCATAAAGAGCATTGACAATGATGCCGCGATCACCGGGGTAGAGATCAAAGGGAGTTTCGTTAAGCCACAAGGCCACCGTGCGGATCGCAGCGCGGGCTTCTTCCTCCCAGTTGATGGGTTCATCGTCTCGACCGATAGCGCGGGCTACCTGATCAACCAGCGAATTACCAACTTGGTTTGAAGTAGAAGTTGGCGTCATGCCAACCCTAAGATCGGGCGTCAGTAATGCTTTTAACTCTGCCTGCTGCTTTGCAGTAAGTTTCAGAGGTTTGCTGATCTGGTGGACTTTTGATGCTTGGCATTCAGCAGCTTCTAACGATTCAACCCGGCTAAATAAAGCCACAATGTTTGAATTCGTTTCGACAATGTGCTTTTGAACCGTATCTTCTAGCGTCTTGACCCTGGCGCGGAGTTCAAGGATGCAGGTTTGAGGAGCGTAGCCGTATTCATCAGACCAATGCACTATTTCGGCCCATTGCTTGGGCGTTGCTGTGTAATCAGTCATCGAGCTGCTCCAGGGCGCGGCGGATAATTTCTACCAGAGCTGTGTCAAATACTATTAATTCTTTCATGTCATCAGACTCTGGCTCTTCTTCAAGAATTTTTAGCGCTTGCTTCTTTAAGGACATACGTCCGGGGCGGCGATAGTTGTAGAACTCGGTCACATCTTCTTCTTCCCATGCGGCACAATGCTTTAAGTAATTACCACACGCTAGTAATTCAGTGTCCGCGCCCCACTGCGAGGCTCTAGTGGCGATGTCTTGTAATTTTTCGGTTGAAAGCGTAACCATAACAAGTTTTCGTTTTCCGTCAGTGTATTCAGGAGAATCACGCCATTGCTGCACTAACTCAGGGGATGGGATGATTGGATGTTGTTGGTCAGTCATTAGTCCTTTCCTCTAATGGATTCATCGAGTTTCAACTCGCCTTCAGCACGTTTTAGTAATTGAAAACTAGCTTCTTCTTTGTCTGGATAATCTGAAGGCTTACAATCACCTTCAAGCCACCACGCAAGATCATCTACAAGCTCTTTACACAAATCTTTCCAGTTGCTGTGTCCCATTTCATACATTACCTCTTTGAACAAACGATGAACTTCTCCGGCGTCATCTACAAACTTGCCTTTGTAGTAGAAACCGTCTTCAGTAAACTTGGCGATTTCTTTGGTGTCCCTTGTGTTAAGGATGATGGAATTGGGCTGAAGGTCTTGTCCAGCCACACGGAATTGGTTAGTCATGGTGATTAGTTGCTCCGTTTAATCAGGCAGGGATTCGAGAACAGAGCGGATGAGCTTGTAATTCTGGATTTGCATGTCTGCGTGCTCTTCGTCCAGAGCCTCCAGCGCCTGCTCCTTCAAGCTCGGCGGCTTGGGGCGGCGGGTCGCGCGAAGGTCGTCAACCACGTCAAACCCCTGCTGTCGCAGCAGATGGCAACACGCCTCCAGCTCCTGGTCGGCGCCCCAGCGGGCGGCTTGGGTGAACACATAGGTGTCTGTGTCCGTGGCAAGCATGTGCGCCCAGTCACTTACCAGCTCCGGCGGTGGAGGGATTGGGTGCTCCATCACGCCACCTCCACTTCAGCGCCCGGCCAGCGGTTCTGGGCGTACCGGATGGCGGCGCCTACATTCTCAGCGCGAGTGATCCAGAGCATTGGCCTGGCGCCACTGGGATAGATCAAGAGGCGATACTCCTTAGTGCGAGCACCATGGCGCGGCCTGCTGATGCCTTCGCCATAGACACCCTGATCCTCCGGGTCAGTGCGCCACTGGAAGGCGACGGGTGAATTACTCATTGGGCAAGTCGGTAACAGTTTCGGGATTGAGCCATTCGAGTTGATTCCAATAGGGCAACCACTCATCGGCCGCGATCAGCTTGGCCTCGGTCAGGCTGTGCGCCATTACGCATTCACAAACGTTGGCGTCCTTGATCGTGAAGTAGAAGCGGCGAGGGGTCACTTGCGCACCTCCAGCTGGGTGCCGGAGTGGGTCATGCCTGGCTGGTTGCCGGCTTCGATGCCGATCATCGCGAACACGGCCGCGACGATCAGAAAACAGATGGCGTTGTTGATTTGGTTAATCATTGGAGGTGCTGGTTAGCCCAGCGGATTAGTTGATCTCTGGTGAATGGTCCCCGCGGCTCGGCGTTGGGGAGGTAGACGGTGTGGAGGCAATCGTGGGAGCTGATGGTGCCGCCCTGCTTGCGGACGGCGTAAAGGATCAGCTTGATGGTGCGGAAGCGGGTGGGCATATCACCCAGCCACGAAGGCCGCGACTTGCTGGGCGTTGTACCAGCGATCGCCGTTGCCAGCGCGCTCAACGATCAGCAGATCACCCCAGAAAGCGGTGAACTCCTCAAAGGTCAGGCCGGCTTTTTCGAGGGTGTAGGAAACGTTGCAGCCGTGGATCAGGTTCATGGTCATCAGTAATGAAGTGGCGCCCCTTCGTGCGTGACCTAAGTATGCCCTGCCGGCGGGGCACCTGCCATAGGCGTGTGACAGTTCTTCACACTGCACCCTCGCCCACTGCTAGCTCCACCGGCACCCGTAGCACCGGCAGGCTTTTGCCTGTCTCCCTGCTCCAACCGATCACTGCCACATGCACCGGCAACTCAACCGTGAACCAGCTATGGCCGCAGTCCACACAACGGCGCTTCCGTGTCGTGAGACTAGCCTCCTTGCCATTGGTCGCCACTGCCCGGATCGTGCTGCTGGAGCATCGGGGACACTGCATCGGTACTATGTGCATGTACCCCACTGGTCTAGCACAATGCAGTTCGGTGAGTGGATGCTCGTCGAGTTATCGACCGAAGAACGCTTCGAGCTAGAAAAGCAGGCCAGAAGCCTGCTCTCTAGCCCAGACGCTGGTCCGATGGCCGCGGCGTTGCTGAAGCAGTGCCGCTATCAGCAGCAACTACTCCAGCAGGCCGTCAATGAAATCGCTCGCCTCGAATGCGAGCTGATGTGATCAGAACATATCCCCGCTGTCGATTGTGACCACCACCCCATCAGTGGCGTTGGCCAGGCTCTGCGCAGCATTGCCAGGATCCACCCAGTCGCGCGGCGGTTGCCCCACTGCACTGATGTAGTTCAGGCCGGACTTGGCCTGCTTCTTCCAGCCGCTGATCGGCACCTGGACGCTGCCGTACTGGTCCGGGGTCTGGCTCATCACAAAGCGGCAGAAAGCGTCCAGCTCCTCCACTTTGATGTTCATCATCCCGCTGAAGTCCACCTTGCTCTCAGGTTTGGTGGACTTGAAGATGCTCAGATTCAGCTTGAAGCTCATTGGTCCTCGTTGGTAACGGTGTTGGCCTGTTCGTATTGCTCTACCCCGGCCAATGGGTAGAGCACGAAGCCCGGTGTCTTGAAGTACGCCGGACCTTTGCCAGCCTTTCGCCAGCGCATCAGAGTGTCCCGATGGATACCCCAGCGCTCAGCAAGCTGGCTGGCAGTTAGGTATTCAGAAGAGTTCATCGCTCTCCGGCTCAGGTGCTGGGGCAGGCTGGGCGATCGCAGCATTGAGATCCGCCACCGTGGCCGCAGGTGCCTCGGTCACGCTCACCGGCTCGATGTCGACCACCTCCTCTTGGCTCTGGATGCCCACCAGCAGATCGGGGACATAGAGCCGGCCGAACATCGCCGCCGCTCGATAGCGCAGCATCAGCTCCGGCATCGTCTTCCATTTTGATCCCGATTTGCTCGACCATCCTTCTGCCCGCGCCATACTCATGCTCACGGCAGGTCCGGTCACCGTCTTGCCGGTTGCTTTCTCCACCGCTGAGCACCTGCAGGCCATCTCCTCGCCTTTGCCGGCCAGCTCATACTGCAGCGGCTCAAAACGGCCGCAGCCATTGATCAGGGCAATGATGAACTGGCTGCTCCAGCTCGGTCGGCCGTGGATGATGTGCAGGTTCTGCATCACCTGGAAGGGACTCATCCGCATCCGGTTGGCGATTTCCAGTGCGACCAGGCAGTTCGCGAATCCTTGTTGCCCTTGAAACTGTGGCGGAATGAGCGTGCTCTGCGCCAGTGCCTTCGCGATTCGCTGAGCATCCTCGAAGGCGGCGATGCCGCTGAATACTGATCCGGTGGTGGTGGTGAGTGCTGTGCTGTCTGTCATCAGTAGGTCTCGATTTCAGGTGGTTGTTGCGTGCTGCCATCAGGCCGCGACCGCAGCCAGTTGGGCAGGCTGATCATCTCGATCTGATCGGAGTAACCAGGCCACCTCTGAGCAGTGCGGCACTCGGCTATCCGTTGTAGATCCCGCATGGCAGTCTCCATGCCGAGCTGGATCATCTCCTCATCGGCGGCATAGCAAGCGACGGCATACGGCGCCTTCTTCTCCACGGCGATGAAGATGAACTGCGATGGCCGGATGCCACTGGCCTGCTCCAGCGAGTGGAGATACCAGGCCGCTTGCACCCCATAGCGCCATTGGCCGATCGACTTACGGAACCCAGCGGGACTGGCGTCCTCTGTGGTCTTGAGATCGACAACGATTGAGCCATCATTTGTCAACCAATCCGGTCGACATTTACAACCCAGGCCGGTGCCAGAGTCGGTCCACATGTGAGTGGTCTCCGCCTCTCCGGGCAGGTTGAGCAGCATCGCGGCAGCGGGATGACTGTGGATCGCTCTGCCCATGTGCATCACATGGTCAGCTTCATCTCGGCTCAGCACGGTCTTGCCGGCGGACTCGGCCTCGAATGCTGCCCAGGCCTCCTTGCCGGCTTTGGTGCGGCGATCAATGCCATCAGGGGCAACGACATATTCCCGATCCCATTTGTGCAGCTCCAGCACATGGGTATGGAGCGCACTGCCTAGGCGCATGGCCGGAGTCGGTTCGGGGATGACTCGCTTCGGATCGATGTACCGCGCCCAATAGTGCAGCGGTGATCGCGCGATGAGATCCAGATGTGACTTTGAGATCGCAGGGTGTGCGTGATAGTCGGCGTTCTCCATAGGGTGTGGCGACTTGCGTCACCCTATAGCCTGTTGCTATCAGATGCAACCCCATGCGGCTTCGCGGTTACCAGCAGCAGACGATCGATGATCTCCGCAACGCCTATCGCGCTGGTAGCCATGCGCCCTTGCTATGCCTACCAACCGGCGGCGGCAAGACCATCATCTTCTCCGTTATCGCTAACTCGGCCGCGGTGCGTGGCAAGCAAGTGCTGATCCTGGTGCACCGCCGTGAGCTTCTCCATCAGGCCAGCCGCAAGCTCACCGACATCGGACTGGACCATGGCCTGATCGCTGCTGGTACTCCAGCCAGTGATCACCCTGTACGGATCGCGTCCGTACAGACCCTGGTGCGGCGGCTGCCCACCATGGACTGGCAGCCATCGCTGATCATCATCGATGAGGCGCATCACGCCTCCGCTGGATCATGGGCAGCAATCCTGGACAAGTGGCCTGATGCCTTCCGCCTGGGCGTCACCGCCACACCCTGCCGGCTCGACGGCCGCGGCCTGGGCACCGCCTTCGACCACCTGGTGCTTGGTCCATCCGTATCTGATCTGATCTCGGCCGGCTTCCTCTCGCCTGCCCGTATCTATGCCCCACCAGTGGTCGCTGATCTCACAGGCCTGCGCCGCCGTGCTGGTGACTATGCAGCCGATCAGGCCGCCACTGCCATGGATCGCCCTACCGTCACCGGCGACGCCATCGCTCACTATCAACGGCTTGCCCCAGGCCAGCGTGCGATCGCTTTCTGTTGCTCCATTGATCACGCCAGCCACGTCGCTGCATCCTTTAATGCAGCCGGCATCCCAGCCGCCACACTTCTCGGCAACACCACCGATCGCGATGCTGTCGTTGCAGCATTTGACGCCGGCTCAGTGCAGATTCTGGTGACCGTGGATGTGGTCTCCGAAGGCTTCGACATCCCAGCCGCCAGTTGCGCCATCCTGCTCAGGCCGACGCAATCGCTTGGCCTCTATCTGCAGCAGGTTGGCCGTGTACTCAGGCCTGCGCCAGGGAAGGCCGCGGCGATTGTGCTCGATCACGTCGGCAACGTCCACCGCCATGGCTTCCCCGATGATCTCCGCGAATGGAGCCTGACCGATGGTGCCCGCCGTGCCACCGGCACAGCAGCGCCATCAGTGCGCACCTGCCCGGAATGCTTCGCCGCATTCAAGCCAGCGCCAATCTGCCCGGCATGTGGCGCAGCGTGTGCACCGATCAAATCGCGCAAGATCCAGCAGCTAGCAGGTGAACTCGCCGAGCTACGCCGCGAAGCAGTCCGCCAACGGATCGAGGAGCGCACAGCTAGTCGCCGCGAACAAGGCAAAGCCCGCACCCTTCCCCAACTGCTCGCCCTAGCCAAGGAGCGCGGCTACAGTCCCGGCTGGGCATATCGGATCTATCACGCCAGAACGGGCTAAGTTGGGGCGCCCCTGCGCGCGCTAACGCCAAGGGCATGACCACCCGAACTACCGAGTGATGACTAAGGCTAACCTGTTGCCATCTTTGCAACGGATCAAAGAATTATTGCATTACGACCATGAATCAGGGTGTTTTTTTTGGAAGCAGAATAAAGGAAAATTTTTAGCAGGGTCAAAAGCTGGGACCATATGTAAGGGATACGTTGCAATAAAAATTGATTACAAGATATATGCTGCTCACAGGATTGCTTGGTTCTTGCTGACAGGCGAAGACCCGATGAATAAGCATATAGATCATATTGACAATGACAGGTCTAACAACCGACCATGGAATCTACGGTTAGCAACTAATAGTCAAAATATGTTCAATCAGCCTGCGCCCCAAAGCAATACGAGCGGTTTTAAGGGCGTTTCTTATAGAAAAACGCGCAGAAAGTGGATTGCGACAATCCAGAAAGATGGAAAGCAGCATTTTTTAGGGCATTTCAATACCCCCGAACTAGCCCATATGGCCTACTGCAAGGCCGCGGCAGAATTGCATGGGGAGTTTGCCCGTGGGCAATGAACGCTGAGACCGAAATCCAGCAGCGCATCCGCCTAGCAGTTGGCACTCGCTCCGATCTGCGCCTGTTCCGTAATCAGGTCGGTCAACTCCCAGATCCCCGCACCGGCCGCCCCGTTCAGTTCGGCCTTGCCCGTGGCTCCGCTGATCTCATCGGTTGGCGGACCGTGGTGGTGACTCCAGAGATGGTTGGCCAGCGCCTGGCCGTATTCACCAGCATCGAAGTCAAGACACCCACAGGCCACCTCACCCCCGCACAATCCGCCTGGCTCGGCACGGTCCGTGGCGCTGGTGGCATCGCTGGCATCGCTCGCTCAGTGCGCGACGCAGAAGAAATCCTGAGATAGCTTGCCAACCTTGCCTACCTCCTCCACACTCTGTCGGCTATCCGTCAGAGCCAAGTGGCTGCCATCGTCGATCAACTTTCATCCATCCCAGATTCATGGGCACTCGTCGCAGTCGGTAACGACAAGCGCCCCTATCAGCCTGAGTGGCAGAAGAACCCCCTCGGCAAGCGCCAAGTCGAAGCCGAACTATCAGCCGGCCGTGCCGTAGCCGTTGGCGTGCTCGCGGGTCCACCATCCGGCGGTCTCCTGTTCGTTGATCACGATGGCCTCGGTGCCTCGGAGGTGCTCCAATCGCTCGGCACATCCCTGCGCGAACTTCCCAAATCCTGGGCAGTCACCTCCGGCCGTGATGGTCGCCTGCAGATCATTTACAAAGTCCCCGAACCCTTCTGGGATCAGATCAAGACAACCAAGCTCAAGTCCTCAGTCAAGGGCGAGCAGCTCGAACTTCGCTGGACCGGCTGCCAGTCCGTTGTTCTCGGCAAGCATCCCATCACCGGCTCCTATCGCTGGCTCAATGGACGCGCACCTGGCGACCTGCCCATCGCTGAAGCTCCATCGGTTCTGCTTCAGCAGATGCAACGTCCGATCGAGACGCCACCACTCCTCCCATCCAACCCGACAGACGAAACCGATCGCGCTCGCACATACCTCGCCAACATCCCCGCCGCCGTCGCTGATGACTACGACGAATGGCTCAAGGTCGGCATGGCGCTCCACAGCGTCGGCAATGATTCGCTCCTCGGCGACTGGATCCAGTGGTCCACAGCATCCGGCAAGTTCAAGGCCGGCGAATGCGAGGCCAAGTGGAAGTCCTTCAAGTCCGACTCAGGCGGCGTAGGCCTCGGCACCCTGTTCCACCTCGCCGGTGGCGTTTCTCCCCGCGAGCAGGCCATCAAAGCGCTCAAGTCGGTGCTCGGTCCAGAGGTCGCACAATCAGCCGGTGCAGCCAAACCCATCAAGCTCGAAACCGGCGAGCTGCTCACCCTCCTCCGTCAGCAACTCGGTGATCGACTCCGCTTCAACATCTACAACCAGGCCGTGGAACTTGATGGCAAGGCCGTCACCGACCTGGAGCACTACTACCTCCAGCTCGCGCAGCTGAACATCAAGGTCTCCAAGGAGCTGGCCGCTGATGCCTTGGTGTTCGTCGCCAAGGAGAACCAGTTCGATCCCGTTCGCGAATACCTCGATCGCGTGGCTGATGAAGTGCCACCTGTGCCGATCGATCACCTCGCCACCAGTTACCTCCGCCCAGCCGATCAGCCAGGCAGCCTGTTCGACGCCATGCTCCGCTGCACCCTGATCGCAGCCGTCAGGCGCATCTATGAACCAGGTGCCAAGCACGATGCTGCCTGCGTGCTCATGGGACCACAGGGATGCGGCAAGTCCACCTTCTGGCGCAACCTCGGCGGTCCGTTCTTCTCCGATGCCCTAGGCGACATCAACAACAAGGACGACCTGCTCCTGGTCGGTAAGGCCTGGATCCACGAGTGGGGCGAGATCGATCGCATCACCGGCAAGAACCACGCCGGCAAGATCAAGGCCTTCCTTTCCCGCCAGACCGACTCCTATCGCGTGCCCTATGGCAAGGCTATGGAGGACTTCCCCAGGCGCTCGATCATCGTCGGCTCCACCAACCGCGACACCGGCTTCCTGATCGATGACACCGGCAACCGTCGCTTCTGGGTCATCCCCGTGGACGTGAAGACCATGATCGAGGTGGATGGCCTGCTGCTCGAACGCGATGCCATCTGGTCAGCAGCAGTGGCTGCCTATCGCGCTGGAGAGGCGAACCACCTGCCGCGTGAGCAGGAGCAGCAGGTCTCAGATGCCAACCTTGCCTACCTGGTGGAATCTCCTTGGCTTGCTCCAGTGCGCGAATGGCTTGCATCGCCTCGAAACGCTGGGATCCCAGTCACCACCGAAGGTTTGCTCACTGATGCCATCGGTAAGCCTGTCGAGCGCCAGTCTCGTGCGGATCAAATGCAGATCGCGTCCATCTTGAGAGAGCTGGGACTCATAAAGAGACGCCGTTTGGTCGGAACGGTCCAGAAGTGGGTTTATTGCCAACCTCACGATTGAGGTAGGCAACCCGAGATCCATTGCAGCCAGTGGCTTCTTCTACCCTTTCCTACCTTCCTACCTTCTAAAAAGAGTAAAATAAATAGAGAGGAGAGGAGGGGAGGGGGAGAAAAACCCTTATATAGGAAACGGTAGGCATTGCCTACCTAGGTTGGAATCGGCGCCCATCGCATGGCCGTCTCACTTGAGACGCTTGAGACGGCCTGAGGCTGGCGATCCGCCTACCCTTGGGACATGACCACCCTGCGCCTGGATATCAAGTCGGAGCTGCCCACCGCCATCCGGTGGACCGACACCATGACGAAGCAGCTTCCGTTCGCCATCAGCCAGGCCTTGAACAAGACCGCCTTCGATATGCGGGAGGCGATGAACGGCGCCACCCGCCAGTACTTCAAGAACCCGGTGCCCTTCACCCAGCGGGCATTCCTGGTCAACAGGTCCAGCAAGCGCGACCTGACCGCTGAGGTGTACGCCGAGCGTCGCCGGGCTCGATACCTGCGCACGCTGATCACTGGTGGTGATCGCGGGCAGAAGCCGGTGGAGCTGCGCTACCTGGCCAAGGCTGAGGCGACCATGCCGAGGGGCTCTGTGCTGGTCCCTGCAGCGATCAACCTCACGGCCGCTGGCAACGTCTCCCTGGCCACGCTGAAGCGCATCGAGAGCCAGATAGCTACCAAGGGGCGCAACAGCGTCTTCCTTGGGCGTCCAGACGGTGCTGGCAGGCCTCCTGGTGTGTACCAGCGCACGGCTAAGGGCAAACTGCGTCCGCTGATGATCGCGGTGCCACGCGCCCGCTACGGCAAGATGTTCCCCATGGAGGAGATCGGGCAGAAGGTGATCACCCGACGCTTCGGTGATTATTTGCGCAGCTCGCTGGAGCGTGC